CTCTTTTTGGACAAACCATTAACAGATAAAGAAAGTGAATAATATGAAATACGGAGTAAAATCGAAAACTAGTCAAAGATATCTTCAGGAGTTCGGTTCATATGGAGAAGCCAGAGTCTTTACCTTGAAACAACGGCAGGTGTGGAATAATGCCACTATGCAGATTTACGAAATTTATGGACTTCTAGAAGATTTACTAGTGGAGCAATTTAATCCGACTAAAGGAGCTAATTATAATAAAATAACAAATATGAAAACACTAACTAAACAAAAACCAACCCGTTACAAAATGTCACGGTTTGAGGACAGTGAGCTTAAACCAACACAGCCTCAGACAGCTACTGCTAATTCCTATCTTCTTAGTAACAAATTAGTAGATGACAATGACAGTACAAGTAGTGCAAAAAATGCACAACATTGTTCTTGGGGATGTTTACATACAGCACAATGCTTATATCGGATGAGGGATATTCAATCCAAAGAGAAGGTGGTTAAATAGCTTACTTATATGAAAATAAATAAAAGAAACATTGGGATGTTGAGACAATGGTTGAACGAGGACAGAATCACAGACCCGAATAAAATGGTCACAGACAAACAGTTAGAGTTTTGGCTGAAAGATGTAGTTAAAATAAAAAAGAATATATGAAAAACCATACACAAAAAAGATTAGAGGAGTTTATCAGAGAATTTTGTAACGACCATAATGGAAAAGTAAGATTTTTGCGTGGCGTATTTTATGACGAAAAAGATGGGGCAGAACGAATTATGAACTTCCTCTCCGAATCAATCCAACAAGCAGTAGCAGAAGAAAGGGCGAGGGTGGTTGGGGAGATAAAGAACACACCCATATATAAAGCACATACTTGTTCCAGCGAAAATGCAGACGAGTATAGAACATTTGACAATGGACAAGAAAGTTATAAACAAAGAGTTCTCTCCTCCCTAGACAAACCATTAACAGACGGGGAGAAATAACCTTTACTTATATGAAAAAACTAACTAGACAAAGAAAATGGCAATTGAAGAAACTAGCAGAGGGTAAGTGTGAGATATGTGGAAAGATTAAAGATACAGATATGGTCAGATGCTCAAATTGTAAATGGAAAGTAATTAGTAAAGATTATGATGATCGTCAAATGCAAATCATGCGGTAAAGAGAGAGAATTTAGAAGCTCTAATGGTAAGTATTCAAAAATACCACCTGAGTTCTGTAAAAGTTGTAGTTTAAAAAAAATAAAAAGATGGTAATTAGACCGCCCACATATTCGATACCTAGTCATAAATGTTTTTTCTGTGATGGTCTATTAGATTTTTTAGTCTCAGAAAGTTTGAAAAGTGGATTATCTTATACCTGTATAAGATGTGAGATGCTATATACGATCACTGACTTTAGTTATAAAGAAAATAAAAAAGAATATATTAAGTCATAATGAAAAATCTTTTACGTTGTCCATTTTGCGGGGATAAGAATATACTAGGGGAAATAAATAGCGATGGGGATGTAGTAGTTAAAAGATATCCTGGTGCTTTTACAATAATTGAAAGCAAGCAGATAAAAATAAAATGTGGAAAATGCAAAGAACTAATTTATTTCAAGGAATAGATCAACTAAACGCTGTAATTATAGGTACGGGTTTTATATCCTCGCATTTAGTTTGGAAACTTACGAAGGATAGTATTAATACTACTGTTTTTCGTCATGGGGTGCTTAATAATAAGCAGACTGTTAAGGCTATGGCGGATATGTACAAGCCTGATCTAATAGTAAACTTATCAGCTTATGGTAATTTAGCTTCTCAACACGATGAAGAGGAGATGATTAAAGCTAATATATCAAATATTCAAAATTTACTAGAGGGGACTAAACACTTAGGATATGAAAAACTAGTCAACTTTTCTACCTCCTCAACACTTCTGCCACACGATACTTATTATTCGGCAACTAAGTTAGCAGGGGAAAAAATATGTCATGCTCATGCTCTTAAATATAACAAGCCTATTGTTTCAGTTTTGCCATATACGGTAATAGGTAAAAGAGAGCCACAGGAGCATTTGATACCAACGCTTATCCGTTCTTGCTTAAAGGGCGAGAAAATGCAGTTTGTACCAGACCCAGTACATGATTTTATAGGAGCTGAGGATTTTGTAGAGGCACTTAGGCTTATTATCCAAGATTATCATCTAGGTGGTTCTGTTGAGATAGGAACGGGAGTTAAAACATCAAATCAAGAGATTAAAAATATAGTTGAGAAAATTACTGGTAAAAAAGCGAATACTGTTGAGGTCAAGAGCATGAGGGGTTACGATACAAAAACGTGGGTAGCAAATCCCGTTATTATTAAAAGTCTAGGCTGGAAACAAAAGGAAACAATAGAGGATATAATAAAAGGTATGGTGTATGAACAAAAAACAAAAAATAATTGATATTTCTAGGAAATTGGGGTTAACTCATGTAGGCTCATGCTTAAGTGTGTTGCCAATACTTGAGGAAATTTACTCAGTTAAAAATCCAGAGGACAAAGTTTTGCTAAGTGGCGCTCATGCACATCTAGCACATCTAATGTTTACAGATCCTGATAGGGCTTTAGAGCTGATACATAAAGACATACACTGCAACCGTGAGGCAGGCTGTGACGCCTCAGGAGGCTCTTTGGGGCATAATTTGGGAATTAGTATAGGTTATGCACTAGCTAACCCCAATATATCAGTTTACTGCATAATAACCGATGGGAGTTTTCATGAGGGGAGCGAAATGGAGGCGCTCAGGATAGCAAAATCGCTAAATCTCACTAATTTAAAAGTTTATGCAAATTTTAATTCCTATACGGCAGTTGCTAAGATAAATATAGATTACTTAGAGGAAATAATAAATGCTATTGGCTTTCCCGTTAGAGTTTATAGAACTAATAATGGATTATCCAAGCTAGAGGGTGTCGCTGGTCACTATTTAAAATTATGAAAAAAGAATATTTTGATCAAATGTTATTTATAATGCAGGATAATCCAAATGCTTATCTTATATTTGTAGGATTAGGATATCCAAGGCTCGACGAGTTCTTAAAAGAGTTCCCGGATAGGGCAATAAATACTGAGGCGTCAGAGCAGGCGGCACTAGATATTGCGGTAGGTCTGGCTTACTCCGGTAAGATACCATTTGTCTATTCAATTACACCATTCTTACTTTGGCGTGGAGCCGAGACAATAAGAACTTATATTAATCATGAAAATCTAAATGTTAAGTTGATAGGAGCTGGCAGAGATGATGACTATTCAAAAGAGGATGGATTTAGTCACGATGCTTATGATGCACCAACTCTTCTGAGTGCTTGTATGCCAAATATTAAACAACATTATCCAACTGACTCGAAATATATTAAAAAACTACTTGAGGAAATGGTAAAGAGTAGACAACCTGAGTTTCTTAGTTTAACTAGATAAATTTGCAATAGTTATCACACTAGTATTATAATAGCAATACTACATAATTAAGGGTAGCGCATAAAGTTCCAGAAGCACTTTGATTTAGTGCTATGGATAATACACCACAAATAACCAATCCAGTAGGTAGACCACTAAAATTCAAATCCGTAGAAGAACTCAGTAAGAAAATAGAAGAATACTTTGAGTTCTGTGATAACCGAGCAATAAAGAAAGCAGATGATAGCGGTAAAGAATTTTATATTAGTAATCCTGCCCCTTACACAGTTCATGGTTTATCTTACTTCCTTGGCACTGAAAGACAAACACTGCTTAATTACTCAAACAAAGAAAAATATTTTGACACTATAAAAGATGCAAAAGAGAGAATAGCCTCGGATGTAGAGACTAGACTCATGGATGGAAAAGCACAAGTAGGCGCAATATTCAATTTAAAGAATAACTTTGGATGGAAGGATGAATCAAAGACTCAATTAACTGGGGATGGAGGCAACCCGTTAATTATTAGAATAATATCAGACACAATAGATGGAAATTCAATTATCAATTCAGAACTTTCCGAAACAGCAGGAGATATTTGACGATAAAGCTAAATATAAGATTGTTGTTAAAGGGAGGCGTTTCGGCTTAACTAAGGGAGCTGCTAATGATTTTATCAAAGCAGGTCTTAAGGGTGAGTTTCAAAAAGGATTATGGGTAGACACAGTAAACGCAAACATAGACAGATATATTGAGAGGTATTTTATACCGCACCTTAAAAAATTGCCAGAGAATATTTGGTCTTGGAGAAAGCAGGACAAGATCATTACGATTAGAGATAGTTATATAGACTTTCGTTCAGTTGATAGACCTGAGAATTTAGAGGGTTTTGGATATGATAAAGGTTTTCTAAATGAGGCAGGTATTATTTTAAAGAATGAATATCTATGGAATAACGCCATAGGACCTATGTTCTGGGACTATCCCGATGCTCATGTAGTTATAGGAGGAACGCCCAAAGGTAAGGGTGTATTCTCAAGACTTTATGAGAGAGGACTGGACGCAGAGCAGGGTAACTATAAGAGCTTTCATTTCACGTCATTTGACTCACCATTTGAACATATACACAAGGCTATTAGAGAGGATATAGACTCTATGCCTGATAGGGTAGTTAGGCAAGAGGTATATGCTGAGTTCTTAGACGATACCGGGGTAGTGTTTAGGGGAGTATTAAATGTAGCGACAGCAATAGCTAAGAAACCTGAGGCAGGACATTTATATGTAATAGGCTGTGACGTAGCAAGAGTAGAGGACTTTACAGTATTAACAGTTTATGACAGAGCTAATAATAATCAGGTTAATCAGGAGAGATTTAATAAACTAGAGTGGCCTTTTCAAAAGAGGAAGATTTATGAGATGAGCAAGTTATATAACAACGCTTTGGTGTCAATAGACTCAACAGGCGTAGGAGAGCCGATATACGAGGACCTAGCGCGTTCAGGTATACCAATAGAGCCATATCATTTCACTAATGCTAGTAAGAAAGATTTAATAGAAAAACTATCGGTATGGATAGAGCAGGGTAGATTAAAAATGCTAAATATTCCAGAGACAATTACGGAGTTTAATAACTTTACATATGACGTTAGTAGCTCAGGAAGGATTATGTATAACGCACCACAAGGATTTCATGATGATTGTTTTGTTAAAGACAGCTTAATACTAACAGATAGAGGTCAAGTATCTATACAGGATATAAAGACAGGAGACTTAGTTAGAACTAGAAAAGGTTATCGTCCAATACAATGGACACGATCTAGTATAAAGCCCGTTATGAAACATAAATTAGGAATAAGGGGAACTAAAGACCATCCAGTAATTACAACCAAAGGCGAAGTAGTTCTTGAAAAGTTACGAGATATTGATACAATATACATGTGGAACGAGAAACAATCATCTATAGAGGAAGTAAATATCATAGATATCCTAAGTCAAAGAGAAGACAATTTAGGAATTACTATTGGAAACATGACAAGTGGAAATCACATCCAGTGGCACTTCATCGTCAGTTATGGATTGACACTTATGGGGAAATTGAAAAAGGGTTTGTCATTCATCATAAAGATGGTAATCATCTCAATAATAAGATTAATAACTTTGAATTATTATCAGCGAATGAGCACGCCGTCAGACACGCGGGAAGTCCTGAAAGACGATTACAATCTTCACTCAACGCTAAAAAGCAAGGTAACAGACTTTATTTATCTCTTATCAAGTGGAAAGATAAACAATTACAAGAGAGAAGGACATGCCCTGAATGTAATACAGAATTTAATGTTAAGACTTACTCGCTTAAGATATTTTGTTCTACGAAATGTCAATGGAGAAATGCGGGAAAAAGAACCAGAAGATTATCAAATAGTTTACAATCTTCAAGTATCTGATACTCCGGAATACTTCGTAAATAATATATTGGTTCACAATTGTGTGATATCCCATGCTCTAGCAATTTGGCAATTACAAGAAGTTTTAAAAACGGAAACGGAGGTGAAACCAACGCTTTTACAGGAACATTTTAAAAGTAAAAAAGAAAATTATGGAAAATTCGAAGACCCTTTCGCAGACTGGTAATTTTACGCAAGAGCAATTAGAGGCAGCATTATTCTATGCATTTGATGTATTTGCAGATGCTCAATGTGAGTTCTTCCCTATGGGGAAAACCGCAGAGCAAATGTATGACTCACAAACTAAGGAGGTGTATCTATCGGGGGATAAAATACAGCTCGGAGTTAAAAAGAATGAACTGGCTGAATCAACGATAGAATTACTTAAAATAATTAACCCTAGCATTGACATAGGTGATAAAAAACTCATAATGAATTATGAAGGAGTTCCGATAGAAATTAGAATAATCAAAAAGCACTACAGAGTCTTGGACAGACTAGATAATATAGATTTTGCCTATGAGACATTCTTGATACCGACTCCTTTCGACGCTTTCTTAAGAATGAGTGCATTTATGAACTAGATGGAATATATATTAACTTTTGTCATTATAGTTTTACTAGGTTTTATAGCATGGCAGCATAAGACTTTTATAGGTGAGAGGAAACAGCTTATCACAGCTTTATTAGCTAAAGACGTTAAAGAGTTTGTAGCGGTTAATACCCCTATGCCTGAAAAAGAGCCAGAGTCAGAGCTACCGCCTGACGTAGTAAGCGAGAATGAGTTATCAGACGAGGAGTTTAATGATTTTGTTAAGGGAGAGTTAAGGACTAATTAATGGCAGACAAAAATTATCAAGACACATCAGAGCTAGACACTAGCAATATTGCCGCAGAGGTTGAGGCATTTGTTTCTATTCAAGATTTAAAGCGTAAGCCATTTGAGCGTAGATGGTATGACAACAATTTCTTTGACGATGGTTATCACTTCCGCTTCGTATCACGAACTACAGGCAAAATAATAGATCAAAGTTCGGGACGTTCTGCCCTCGGTCCGAACAGATCAATTCCAAAGGCTAGCAGACAAATAAGAGGCGTTGCTAATTTATTAATGGGCTTGGAGCCTTTCCCCGTAGTTTATCCCCAAAAGATTAACCCTAACTTATATTCTAAAGAGATAGATCCACAGACAGGCAAGGAGACATTTGGAGAGGATTATAAGAAAGCTATAGAGTATGTAAAAGAAAGAGCGCAAAACATAGGACACTGGATAACTAAGGAATGGCACAACCAGAACTTGGAAGATCAGTTAGTGCTTATGATTATATTAGCTGCTAAGCATAGTGCTAGTTATATGCAGGTATGGCCGGACGCCTTAGAGGGAAAAATAAAGACTAAGGTATATGACGCTTTCGATATCTACTGCATGGGTGACTTAATAGACTTTGAGGATAACCCTATGATAGTCAAAGCAATTCCTAAGCTAATTAGTCAAATTAAAGCGAATAAAGAGTTTGACNAAAAGCAGTGCGCAAAGATAAACCCCGACAATAGATATGCCTCCTCAGAGATTAAAGAGGCTTATATGCGTTCACGCTATGGCAAAAGTATGCCAAATGACTCCTCAGCAACTCTTATCTTAAAAGAGGCTTACATCAAGGAGTACGTTAATGAGGGTAATAGGGATAAAATAATTGAGGACTTAAAAGAAAGAGCTAATGAATTTAAAATGGGGGATATGATAATTAGACAAGTGTTTGAGGCTGGTGGCATATGGCTAAGAGATGAGTACACCGCTCTAAAAAAATATCCAATAGTTCCATTTACGTTTGAGCCGGGTGCCCTGTATCAAGTGCCTTTAATTGAGAGGTTTATTCCTGCAAATAAGTCACTAGATACGGCTATGAGTAGAGTTGAAAGATATTTTAATACTATGGTTGCAGGACACTGGGTAGCAAGAAAAGGAGAGAATTTTGAGATTACTAATAAGGCAGGGGGGAACGTCTTGGAATATGAGACAAGTAAGCCAGAGCAGGTACCTATAACACCTTTACCTCAGTTTGTATGGAACTATATTCAGGAGATAAACGCAATTATAGAGGAGCAGGGGGCATCAACATCAGCTTTGGCTCAGATACCCAATGGGGTTAAGTCGGGGGTTGCTATAGAGTCAATTAAGTCTACGGAATACGCTAATCTTAAAATACCATCTAAGCAGCTTAAGCTAACAGTTAAAAAGATAACAGAAAGAATGATAGATATTGCCGCACATCATTTTATTAAGCCCGATATGATAGAGATATTAGATAAGAACGAGGAGCCTAGTTACTTCCAGATAGTAGGAGAGGCGGGCGTTAAGGCTTATGACAAGATAGGCGAACCACTAGATCAAGGTATAACTGTACTAAGTGCAGATACCGTGGTAGACATTCAAACAGAGTCGGGCATGGGCTTTACTGAACAAGGTAGACGAGACACGATGCTACAGATAAGCAAATACATATTAGACTTAGCTAACGGAGGCTTTTTGCCAAAAGAGGCTGTGCAGATATCTACTCAAAAACTACTAGAAACATTCCAATTTGGCTCAACTCAAGAGTTTATGCAAGCTATTGAAGAGGGTAAGGTAGACATGACAGAGGAGGACTTAACTCAGATAAAGGTAGCAGTGCTTGAGGCTCTTAAAGAAGCTGGGGAGGTCGGAGATGAGGCATCGCAGAGGAGAATAATGGAAAACAAGGTGGGAACTATAGAGGCTCTAAAAGACTCAGGTTTGGCTGATAAGATACAAGGTCCTATTATTGATAATCCAGAGACAGCACCTATTCCATATAAAGACGCACCGCCATCAATTCAACGTCAAATGGAAGAGGGTGCAGGCTTTACTCCGGCAGAAGAGCCATCTCCATCTGAGATAGATTCGGTAAGTAAAGTAATATCCTCAACTAAAGTGAATGAACCAAAAAAGGAAGGGGGTAAGAAATGAGCAAAATTAAAGTAGAAATGGAGTTGATATTTGATAACCATGAAGCATGGGATACTGTTGATGATTTCACTAATTCTTTTGTTAAGTTTCTACAGGCGCAAAACTTGAAAGCAGAGAAAATATTAGGAGAGAAGGATTTGAATGGCTTTTGTCTATGGGTTTATCCTTCAGTGTCAAATATTCCGCCTAAGAAATTTCCAACTATTAAGGAATCATTAGCAGCTTTAAAACCTAAAAAATGAGCGACTTTTTACAAGATCGGAATCAACAGTTTACGATAGGTGCCGCACAGGGTACTTTAGGAACTGCTGATATAAAGGGTACAGCGGGTGTAGTATCTTTAGGTGCGGATCCTACCACCGGTGCTTTATATGTTCAAGACTTATCAGGAGTATCTGGAACTACTAATATTCAGGGTTCAGTAAGCGTAACAGGTGGCTCTATTGCCGTTACTGCTGGAACAATAGGAACGGTGGGTGCTGTTGGTCAAGTTCATAATGCAGGCACAATTCAGGGAGGCACTTTGGGCGTTGTATCTAATATTACTAATGGTTCAATAGTAGTTACGGCTGGAACAGTAACGGTAGGAGCTATAGGCACCATAGGCACTATTCAGTCAGGTACGGTATCGGTTAATACCCCAGGGACTATTACATCAGGAAGTATAGCCATAACAGCAGGCACGATAGGTGCGGGAACCATTAACACAATGGGTACTCTATCTAATTTGTTGGCGGGTACGATTCAAAATTCAGGAACTACCACAGGAGTTGGAGTATTAACTACATTAACTAATTTATCAAACGGTACTATTCAAAATAGCGGTACTACCACAGGAGTTGGGGTAGTAACGTCACTTACTAGCGGTTCACTTTCAAACGTAGCAATGCTTAACGCAGGCACTATCAATGTGGGTACGATATCCCCAGTTCCATCAAGGATGATATCAACAATTGGCAGTGTGTGGGGTACTACATCAGGAACAGCAGGAACTTTAATAGCAGCACCAACGGCAGGAAGCGCTATCTATATAAATGATTTATCTATCATCAATGAGGGAACGTCTACGCTAACAGCAGGGCTAGGGTTTGGTACAGCTCAGCAAGGAACTACAGTTTTAAGCAGGGTAGCTATGGCGGGTAACGGTGGTATTGAAAAATCCTTTCCAG